ATGATGTTCAACGTACTAAACGTCTATATGATGCTGGTGTAATAGGAGAACAACAATATCAAAATGCAATGAGACAAGCAAGAGCTGCTACTTTACAAGCATATACGCAAGGTGAAGAAAATTCTGCCAATAGATTTAATTTAAATGTAACTCAAAGTCCTTATTTTGGTGTTGATTCAAGAAATAGAGTGAGATTTAAATCAGGTCAAGCAAGAACAGATTTCTTTAATGCTAAAAATGATAAGGGTGATGATACATATATTTCTATGATTGATAGTCTTATGACAAAGTACGGTATAAGTTTTAAAGATGCAGCAGATGCAATTAATGGTAGATATTCAAAATCAAAACAAACAGCAGAACAACCAGTATAAACTTTAAAAGTTTAATTTTTTAATCTTAACTTTTATAAGTATATTTATAATAGAATACTAATTTACTATGGCAACATACTTACAAGCTTTATCAGGTATATATAAAATTACAAATATTGTAAATAATAAAATATATATTGGTTGTGCTTCAAATATCAGAACAAGAAAAAATTGTCATTTACATGATTTGAGAAATAACTATCATATAAATAGTTATTTACAAAATGCTTGGAATAAATATGGAGAAATAAATTTTAAGTTTGAATTAATTGAATATTGTGATGTTAAAAAATTACATGAAAAAGAACATTTTTGGGTTAATCATTATGATTGTTTAAATAAAAGTATAGGTTATAATTTAAAACCTACAGATCCTAATGGTTGTTCTATTCATTCTGAAGAAACAAAAGAAAAATTAAGAAAAGCAAATGCTGGTAAAAAACCTTCTGAAGCATGTATTGCAGCTAATAAAATATATAATACTTCAGAATTATGTAAAAACAATTTAAAAAAAGCTAGAGCTAAATTAAAATATGTTGATTATGTAAAAGTTAATGCTCATAAAAGAAAAAAAATAAAAAATGTAGTAACTGGTGAAATTTTTGAATCATTAATTGAAGCATCTACTATATTAAAGATACCTAAATATGAATTATCAAGAAGATTATTAGGTAAAAGAAAAAATAATACTAATTTAATTTATTTATAATGAGTACATATTTACAAGGTGTCACTGATACAGGGTTTAACCCTGTCCAATATTCTCCTAATTTATCAGTACTTTCAAATGCTTTAGATAAAGCTACAGCAAGGTATGAAACTAATTTTGCAAAAGTATCAAAAGGATATAATGATATTTTATCTGCTCCAATTCTTAATGATGGATATAGTCAAAAGAGGGATCAATATTTATCAGAAATTAAGGATAAATTAAAAACAATTTCTACAACAGATCTTTCAGTGCAATCTAATGTCAATGATGCAGAGAATCTTTATTCTCCTTTTTGGGAAGATAAAACAATGTTATCACATATAGCAGACACTAAACAAAGGCAATCTCAATTACAAGAACAAAACAGAATTGCCAAAGAACATCCTGAGTATGATAATACAACACCAATGGCTGTTATGAATTATAATATGAATAGGATTAAAACTTCTAAAGATCCTGATATTATAAATAACATACCATTAACAAAAGCTATTGCACTTAAAAATAATCCAAAAGAATTTCAAGAATGGTTAAAGAAAAATGATTGGAAATCAACATTTGAAACTACACAAAATGGACGTATTTATAAACAAACTAATGGTAGTCAAACTGTTTCTACATATAATGAATTATTTAAAGAGTATTTAGGAAATACTGCTGCTGATCAATACAATATGTATGGTGAGTATTATAAAATTCAAGCAATTCAAGGTATTAAAAATAAAGAAAAAGAAGCAACAGGCATTGATATAGATGATGATGAAGCTACAAAACGTATTCCTACATATTATGTAGATCAACAACTTGAAAATATTGAGTTACAAAATAAATCTTTTGAAACAGATTTTGCAGCAGCTAAAGAAAATGCTATTTTATACAACACTGATCCAGAAAAATATAAAGGATATATTCAAAAAGGACAAGATTTACAAAAACAAATAAATGCTAATATTAAAAAGAAAACTCTTCTTGAAACTAAAGGTTTAGGAAATCCTGAAGATAAAGCATCATATGATAATTTATTAAATTCAATTTCTATTAATCCTACTGGTTTTTTTGCAGAAGTAAGTCTTAATAAAGATGCTGATATAGCTTCTAAAATGGCAGCAGGTAATCAATCATTAACTATTAATGATGATCCTAGATACACTGAACAAATAAAATCTTCACAATGGGCACAAGAACAATTATTAAGAGAAAAAGAACATCAACTTAATGTAGCAAAATATGAAAATCCAAATACTAAAACATCATCTTCTACAGGATCAACATCAGCTACTACAATAACTAATCCAGATGGAACAACCACCACTGTTCAAAATGCAGTACCTATTGTAACTTTGGGATCTGATAATAATAAAATTGAAGATGCTGTTCAATCATTTGAAAGTAAAGTTAGTAATTTAAATAACACTGCTTTAGCAGCAACTTTAGATGTTTTAAAATCATCTAAATCAAATATATTTACTGATATTATAAAACCAAATGAAGTTGCTATTGTAACTGGAGATATGCAAACTAAAGATTATACACAAAGTAATAAAATACTTGCAGATGTTGCAGCTAGATTAAGAACTAAAAATGTTCCAGAATCTGTTATTAAAAACATAAAGGGTCCAATGAGTTTAATAACAACTGTAGCTGATTATTATAAAAGTAATATAGCTAAACTTCAAGAACAAAATGATGCTGATATATTAAAAGGTGTATTTAATAAAGACCGTCAAAAAATAATAGATGATAATATGTCAGATTATATAGCATTGACTAAATCAAGAACAATGTTAGATAATGCTTATGCTTATCAAAAAGAATTTGATGAAAAAGTAAATAGTAAACTTTCTAATTCTAAATATGCTGATATACGTATTAAAAAGAAAGATGGTACATATGGATTGGTTACAGCTCAAAATTTAGTAGAACAATATCCTGCATATGAAATAGATCAATTTGGAAAAACTAAAAAAGTAAATGTTCCTTATGGTTTAATGCAACAATATGTAAATGGTAAATTGACAGAAAGTAATGATGTTCCTGTTGGTCCATATGCAGCAGCTGATAGAGAAGCTTTTAAATTACAACATGGTTATTATTCTTATTTAGCAAAAGATCCAATAACTGGTAAAAATTTTGAAATTGGAAATATTGTATATAAGTATGGTTCTCCAAAAGAACTTAAAAAGAAATTAGATGTAGGAATAACTAAATTTAAACAAGCCATTCCTGAAGACATACAAATAAGTATTAGAAATAGTACTGGTCAAATGGGTAGAGTTATTACTTTTCAATCTGATCCATCAAAAGAAAATGATTATGCTGATCAACTTACATTTGAATTTTTTAATGATTTAAATAATAATGTAGGACAAACAGGTGATAAATATAATATTATTAATGCAGGTGATTTTAAAGATGATTTAAATGAAAAAATAATTCCAGGAATACAATCAAATCCTAAAAAAGGTTTAGTATCAATTCAATATCATCCTATTGGTGCTGGTGATCCAACAAAAAGAAGTGTAACATTTAAATATGATACACAAATTTTAAAAGCCAATACTGAAGATAAAGATCTTAAAAAAAGTTTAGATGAATTTAATGGAGAAATACATTTTGAAATAAAAGATGATGCTTCTCTTAAAGGATTTCCAAAAGCATATGATGGTTCATTTTATGACTTCTTATTGGGTAAAACAGGTAAGGTACTTTCACAAGAAAATGTTGATGAAAAATATGGTTTAAAATATAATCTTTTTAAAAATCCTGATGGAACTATTAGTTATAATGCTGGTATTAAAGTAGTTACAGTAAATCCAGAAACAAATACTCCTAGTTATAGCTGGGTTAATTATAATAATGTAGCAGAACCATTTCAAGATAATGGATATTCTACACTACCTCCAGGTTTTACAGTTGAAGATTTTATAAGTAGTTTAAGAACAGGAATGATTGAACAAAACAAACAAAATTCTCTTAAATTAGCAAAAACATTGGATCCTGTACAACAACCTAATTATAGTACTAAACAAACTTTAGAAGCTTTAACTAAAGAATTTGACAAAACCTTTAATCATAAATAATGCCAGCACCAGAATCAACATTTAATCAATTTGCAATTGATAAATTATTAGCTCCAACGGCTGATGTGTTAAAACCAGACATGTCAGTTAATGTTCCCAAATTTGAAGTTCCTCAAGTTGGTTATGGCAACATTGATTTTCCATATGGTTATAGTAAAAATAAACATGTTGATAATCCTGTAGCTGCTAGTGTAAATAAATTATTTTCTTCTGGACCAACCCAAAATTTTATGGGAAGTCCTGTTACATATAATGCTGATGAAATAAATGCAGCTAGATATGTTGTTTCACCAGATTATCATAAATTAGGTATTTCATTAACTGGAAATAATGAAGAAAATTATGGTCAAAATCAATCATGGTCTGAAGTTTTATCTAATGGTGCAGTTGGTATGGGTAAACTTGCATATAATGGATTTGTAGATGGATGGAAAGGATGGGGTAGAATGACAGATGCTTTAGTTCATTGGGATTGGGATAAACTACACGGTGATTCTGAATCCATGATGGATATGGATAATACTCTTAAAGATATAATGAATCTTAATCCAATTTATGCCACTAAACAAGGAAGTGATACATTTTGGAATAGACAAACATTTGGTAATTTTTTACAACAAAGTGGATTTGCTGTAGGAGCTGGATTACAAATGCTTTCTGAACAAGTTATAACAAAAGCAATTGAAGCTGGACTTACAGCCACTGGTGTAGGAGCTGTTGGTGCAGGTGCTTTAGAAGTAATTGAAGATGTAAATACAGCAGCTAAAGTAGGTAGAATTGCAAGAATGTTTCAAAAAGGTAAAGAATTTTATGATGCTGCTAAAAACTTTAAAGTTCTTAAAAAAGCAGGTGATATTTTTACTAATGAAAAACTACTTACAAATTTTGTTACAGGTATTGCAGAAAAAATTCCAGGTGTTGATATTGCAATGGATATTAGTAAAACATATGAAGCTGGTAAATTAGCTGGATTATCTGGAGGAAAACTTGCAGGTGATATAACTAAAGTTGGATTGGGTGGATTAAAACGTACATTATCTGAAGCTAATTTTGCATTTACAGAAGCAAGAATGGAAGCTGCTGGTACATTTACAGATATGTATAATCAATTGCAAGATGATCATTTTAAAAAAACAGGAAAATATGCAACAGATGATACCTTACAAGGTATGCAAGATGTGGCAATGAAAGCTGCTGATAAGAATTTTAATTTTAACTCTGCTCTTTTAGCTGTATCAAACCGTATAATGTTTGATAATATATTTAAAAACTCTAAAGCCACATCTAAAATTCTTTCTCAATTTGGAGAAGATGTTGGTGAAAAAGGTTTAAAAGTGTTAGGTGAAATAAATGGAAGAACAACTACACAATATTATACAGGTAGTGCATTTTCTAATTTTAAAACTATTAGTGAAGATTTTGGAATTAAAAAAGCAAGACAAGTACTTGCTGGTTCAGTGATGAAAGGAGCTTTAAAATTTGAAACTACAGAAGGTATTCAAGAATTATTACAAGAAGGTTCAAATAATTATTTTAAAGATTATTACACTGATTCATATAATTCTAAATTTAATCCTGATATAAAAGCAGATAAAACTAGAAGTTTTAATAAAGCTGTTGAATCTCAAATGAATATGCAAGGTTTAAAAACTTTTGCATCAGGTGCTTTAACAGGATTGATGTTACATGGACCTACAGTGTTACTTGGAAAAGCAGCAAGTAAAATTGGTACATCAATTGAAGATAAATATAAAACTCAAGGATTTACAAAAGAACAAACAGAAAAATATTACGAAGATAAAAAAACAGCTAAAGAAGAAGAAAAAAACAAATATGTTGAATTCAATGCAATAGCTAAAGATCCAAGTAAGTTTTTTTCTGAATCTGTTAAAAATTTTAATATTCAAAAAGAAGCTGCTTCTGCATTAAATGAAGCTGCTAAAGTTGATGATAAATTTGCATATGAAAATATTAGAACAGATGCATTACATAGTATGATTGCTAGTTCAATTAGAAATGATACACATGAAGGTTTGTTAGATACACTTAAAGAATATGGTAAACATTTAACTAAAGAAGAATTTGAACAAGCTTTTGTTGGATTAGATTATACATCTGAAAATAAAAAAGCAACATCAGATTATACTAATAAAGTTGCTAATTCTATAGAATCTTATATTAAAATAAAAAATAAATTAAATAGTAAATATGGAAGTATAGCAAATCCAAATAGATATGCTTTTGGAACAGAAGAATTTCATAAAGAATTAGTAAAAAAGCAAACTCTAGATAATATGATAGATGTTATTGCTGGTAATGAATTTAAAGCAACAGATGCTTTAGAAAGATCTACTAGAATATTTTCTACATTAGCATCACATAAAACACTAGGAAATTCATTATCATCAGCATTTAATATTTTAGGATCTGATGATGCATTACAAAATGAATTAAATGTTTTAGATGCTGAAATTAATATTAAAAAACAACAATTACAAACAGAAGGTCTTTCAAAACAAGATAAAGATAAATTAAAAAAAGAAATTGAATTAAAAGAAAAACAACATAAAAATATAGTTAAATGGTCAGAGAATAAATTAATAACTACTAACAAAGCTAAAATTGCAAAAGCTCAATCTTCTTTTAAAGCATATCTTGAATTAAAAAATGAAGAATATGGAAGACCAACTACAATAAATCAAGATGAAGTTGATGATATGTTTTTTGCTTTTAATGATTATATTAAATTAAATAAAAAATCACAAGATCATGTTAATGCAATAAACATGATTACTAATCCTGATTATTTTGATCAAATTCATGATAGGATGATTCGTGCTGCAACATTAACACGTTTTAAAATGATGGCTGAAGCTGCTGAAGAACATATTAAAACAAATAAAGATGGAGAATTTTTTGTAATTAAAATTGATAATTCTTTTGTTTTATTTAGTCCAACAGGAGAACCTATAGAAGAATATGATACTATAGAAGAAGCAAATAAAATTAAAAAACAATTAAATGATAGTATTACTTCAGATGATGAATTGAAAAAAATGTTTGAAAGTCTTGAAGTTAAAGAAGGTAGTGAAGAACTTAAACCAGAAGAAACAACTCCTGAAGAAACTAAACCAGAAACTAAAAAACCAGAAACTAAAACAGAAACAAGTAAACTTTTAATTAATGGAAGGTATATAGTTACTACTGGAGCACAAATAACAGATGGTAAAAAAATAATTTCATATTACTTTGAAGATGATCCAACAAAAGAAATAAATGAATTACAAGTATTAGAAAATGGAAAAAGAGTAGATGTTGAAACTGGAGAAGAATTAATAGTAACAAATGAAATTTTAAAAACAGAAACAAAAGAAAAATCTATTGATGAAAAAATAGCTGAACTTCAAGCTAAAATAGATGCTCTTCCTAATAAAGGAATTGTAATGGAAGGAGAAATGATTACTTCTTCTAAAGAGTTGAAAGATTTAAATAAACAAATAGAAGATCTTAAAAAACAACAAGAGCTAGAAAAAGAAAAATCTAAACTTAAAGTTGCTGAAGTAAAAGAAAGACTTAAAAAATTAAATGAAAAAAAGCTTATAGTAGATCCTAATGATTCTAATTATTATATAAATGAATCTGATCCTACAGAAAAATATGCTAGAGTTAGTACATTAAAAGAAGAATATGACGGACCTAAAACAGATGCTGCTGATAGAGGAACAATAATAGATAGTTTGTTAAGGGATTTTATTGCTAATAAAATTACAACATTAGAAGAATTTAAAAAAGCATATAATGATCATAAATTAAAAGATCAAGTAGCAACATTTAATGATTCTTTTTTAAATAATATTTATAATATATTTAAAGAAGTTAAAGATGTCACTGAAAAACAAGGTCTTGAATTAATTTCTGATATACCTACATTATGGGGTAAATTAAATGATAAAGATTATGCAGGTAGTATAGATTTATTAGGTATAAGTAAAGATGGTGATGTTTATATAATTGATTTAAAAACATCTTCACAAAATAGAAGAGATGCAAGTGGAGCTTATTATAAAAAGTTTAAAGATGGGGATACAACTCAACAATCTGCTTATGCTGAATTACTAAGACAAACAACAGGTATAACTGTTAAATCTGTTGTTATATTTCCTATACAAATATTTAAAAAAGATAATAAGTATAATTCTGCTATAGCAAATAAAGATGAGTCTGGAAAACTTACAATGTCAGTTACAATTGACAAAACATTATTTCCTGAAAAAAAAGAAGAACTTGTTGTTTCTACAGATGCTAAAAACACTACAGTTAAAATAGAAACTTATGAAGGTGTTTATGAAGATACTGGAGAAACCCATATTGTTACAGTACGTACTATGGCAGATGGTTCTAAAATAATACAAGAAAAAATTAAAGGAGATAAAATTCCTTTTCCACAAGAACGTATCAAAGGTGATCAGCTGAATCTTCCTATAGAAAACTTTACAAGTTTGTCTAAAGGTTCATTAACCAAAGTAAGTGAAAAAATTATTGACTCATCTACTACTTTTACAGATGCTAAAGCTGATGTAGAAAGAAAAACTACAAAAGTAATATCTTCAGAAATTGTAGAAAAAGGGAATAGAAAAGGTCAAACAAGAACAGTAACTCAAACTAATTCTGTAGAAAATGTAGAAGGTACATTAGTAAGTGTAACAGAGTATGAAGCAAAAATTGGAGATACTAGAGTTACTGAAGGAGGTAGAAAAATGACTTTCAAAGAGTTCAAAGAAGAGTTTCCACTAGATGAGGAGTATAAAGAAATACTTGCAGATTATCCAGATTTAAATGATGATACAATAATTACAGTAATAAAAGTAAAAAGAACTCCTACTAGCTCAAAATTTAGTACTGTTGTAAGTATTTCTAGCTTTGAGTTAGGGGGTAAAATGGACATAACAATTGAAAAAGATGATGCTAAATATGATGCAGAACTAGTTGCTTTAGAAGGTAAAACACCTATTACAGAGGAAGAATTAGAAGAAGAAAAAAAAGGAGTGGAAGATATAGATCAAACATTTAATGATAAAAAAGATAAAATAGATGGTGACAGTTTAGATTCTGAAAAGATATTTCAAGAAGGAGTTAAGCAAACAGCACCAGCTTTATCATTGGGTAATAGAACACACGCTGTAAATGTTGTTCAAGTATCACCAGCTTTTGAAAGATTTGAAAGAGGTGAAGTTAATAAAACTTATGAGTTTGAAGTTGCCACACCTACATTTATGCCAGGTAAATCTATAACATTTAAAGTGGATGAATTTGATGATAAAGATTTTGATAAATCAAATATTGGAATATACACTACAATAAATGGTAAAGAAACTAGAATAGGTGCAGTACATACTCCACAATGGATTTCTGAACAAAGAGGTTCAAATGATGCATACACTCATATTGTTATACCTGAAAATGAGAAGAATGATAAGTTTCCAAAAACATTACAAACTGAGCTTGAGACTAACAGAAAATTAAGAAAACTTATCTTGGATAACCATAAATTAGACAGTAACTTTGTACTAAACGGCATTGTTAATGATAAATCTAATGGTATAGTGGTAACAACAGAAAAAGCA